AGCCTGAGCCTCCAGAGCCGCTAGGTGAGCCTCGGCGTTCTCCAGCGCCTCCTCCTGCACATTGATGTTGGCTTGGAGGGCGTCCTTCTGGTCCTGTAGCGCCCGCTCGGCCTCGCGAATCAGTTCTACCTGTCTGGCCTCCTCGTCGGCAATCGCCTCCTCTAGTGCGATCTGTTCTGCTCGTTGAGCGGCGACCACAGCAACCCAGTGCGCCCGATTCTTCGCCGCGTCAGTATTTTCCTTGGCGAATGCGAGCAACGCCTGATCAGCACCAGCCGCCTGTGCAGTTATTTCACCCAACACTTCAGCAGTGCGACCCAACGGATCCAACCCGGCTGCGATATTGGCGTTCATGTCAGCGATCGTGAGACTCAATGCGCCGGTTTCTGTTGCCGCTTCGCGTTCGCGAGCAGCCAATCGTTCTGCTTTGCCTTCAGCGAACGCCATCGCGTTGGCAGCGAACTCCAATGCCTCCTCGTATTTGCCTTCAGCGTACAAGGCGTGCATAGTGGCAAGCCGCTGATCGCTCAACGCCTCCTCGTAAGCCTCCATCGCTTCTGTGCCACCGAAGAACTGGGTTTCCATTCGGTGTGCTTCCCTGACTTGCTGTTGCATCGCGAAGGTGGCCTTATCAGTCTTTACGCGAAGTTTCTCCAACTCACCAGACCAGTTGCCGGTTTTTTCAGCAGCCGCAATGTGTGCCGCTACAACATCACCCCCGACAGCCAATGCCAAAATGCCCGACTGGTCAGTAACACCCTCGATAGCGTCGCCAATACCCAACGTCGCCATCGCAGCAGCCTCCACCGCCGCCGTATCATCTTTGTAAGCCGATTCGACATCCATCAAGACGGAAGTCAGATCAATCAATGCTTCACGGGTCGGAATGATACCGCTCCGGTATGCCTCGACTAGAGCATCTCCAACCTCGCCTGTTGCACCAGTGAAGTTGCTAAAGACACTGAGCATCTGCTGCTCAGTAAAGTCTTTGGTTTGTTTCGCAATGTTGTAGAAGCCTTCCATGCCTGCGCCACCGGACCGCAATGCTTCTTCCAGCACATCAGTTTCGATTCCAAGGTTCGCCATTGCAGTAGCAACATCACGCTCTAACGCCAACCCCATTAGAAGGGCTGCACCCTCGAATCCTTCAACCGCTTCTTTTGTTCCATCAAGTTCCGCTTTGACATTGCCATATTTGACAATCAGATCGCCCAATCGGTCAACAAGAGTGTGTGCCTCATCGCCAGATGCCACAAACGCATCAGTCAATTCCTTCTGCCTATCTGCAACAATCTTCGCTTCGCGCTGCGAATCCACAAATGTTGCCACCAAGGCAGCGCCAACAACAGCGACAGCAGCCATAGCCAAAGTAACCGGGCCTAACGCCAAACCGAGAGCGCCGACAGCGGCTGTCATCATGCCGAAAGCCATAATCACTGGGCCGACCGCAGCAGCGATACCCGCTGTAGCGATTATCAACGTCTGAATAGTCGGATTCAGATTGCCGAAGGCTTGCGAGACATTTCCTATCACCGCAGCCACGGCAGCAATCGCCGGAACGACAACAGGAATAACCTTCTCACCTAGCGTCACCATCGACGCTTTCAGAGTAGTCATAGCCTTCTGCATCTTGAACTGTGTTGTCTGCTGCACAATCTTGAAGCCGCGATCCAATGCGCCAGCAGAATCCGACAACGCGTCAAATACTTCGCGTGCCTGCCCAGCCTGCACACCTGTCAACTGCAATGCACCGCCGAGAGCGCGCGCATCTTCAATGACATCGCTCATCTCTTTGCCGTTGGCTTCCAACTTCTGCCGCATCTCAATGAGAGCAGCCAGCAAGTCTTCGCCAGCAGCCTTACGGAACTCGTGCAGGCTGAAACCGATCTCATCCAAGTTCTTGCGGGCAGCACCAGACGGCTTTATCAGCGCCTTCAGAATGCCACCCAACATGGTTGACGACTGGGCTGCGTCGCCAGATGAACGAGTCAGAAATGCAAGCCCGGCACCGACCTGATCGAATGACACACCAAGTTCGGCAGCCATTGGGATGAGGCGACCAAACTGCGGAGCCAAATCTGAGGCTGCGGCTTTACCCTGTTCGACAGTCTTGACGAGGATGTCTGTCGCAAGGCTGGCGTTCATGGCTTCCGTGCCATAGCCGTTGATTGCATTTGTTACCGCGTCAGCAACAACTTCTGTTTCGCCCATGCCGACGGCGGCAGCCTTCGCAGATGCTTCCAAAGCCTCGACTGCATCAGAGCCACGCAAACCAGCCGACGTGATAAAGAACATTGCGTCAGCAAGTTCCTTCGGGGCGCGAGCAGTTTCACCTGATAGGGCCAACACATCAGACTTGAATCCTTGAACAGTCTGAGCCGACAACCCCACCAATGACTGAATCTTCGTCATGGAGGCTTCAAAGTCGGAAGCCGTTTTGATAGCAGCAGCAGCAGCACCAACCAACGGCAAGGTGATACCCGCCGACATTTTCATGCCGACCGCGCGGGCGTTCTTACCGAATGCCTCTAGGCGGCGGCCTGCCCCCTTTAGGCCTTTGTCAAGTTTGGAACTGTCGGCATTGAGGACGACAGTTACTTCGCCAGCCTGCTCCTTAGCCATTACCTATGCCTAACCCGAGAACGTGACTGTGACACCTTCTGCTGATGTGCTGCTTCCTCGTTCTCCAACCTGAACAGGGCAGCCCACTCCGTCAACTCAGCCGATGACATCCGATCTAGGAGTTCGGAAACCGTCATGCCGAGTTCACGGGCTAACCGGAAGTAGAGGCGTCGCTCAGGGTTTCGTCGGCCTCGTCGGTCAACGAGTCCGAGGAGCCTTTTCCCGCATCGCCTGAGGATTCTTCAGTCAAACCTGAAACAGCCATGCAAGCATTCGCAAGGTCATTGACAACGCGGGCATTCTTCTCACCGAACAACCATTCGGCATCGCCGTCTTCAAACACACGTTCGCCGCTATCCGGGTCAAAACATGACTGCGAAATGGCGTGCCACCACATGCCCTCAATCCGTTCAGGATCGTTAGCCGTGACGGTGCCATCTGCACCAGCAATATCTGCGACGAACTTTGCGCGTGAACGCGCCGTCATTGAACGAATCTCTACAGAGACATCCCATTCAGGAATCTCGTACAGGTCCGCGCTGCCGTCATCAGCAGCCTTGATCTGATCTCTAATGGACACGATGGTCACTCCTTATGTTGTGGGATCAGGTTTAGGCGTAAGTGCCTCTAGTGACATCACCGGTCACCTGAAAGTCGGCACTGTACGTAACTACGTCGCCAACGGGACCGCTGAGAGAGTAGTTGGTCAGGATACATTCGCCAGAATACTTCACGTTGCCGGAAGTGTTGCCAGCCGGGCCGTAAACAAACGACCTGCTTGCAGGCTCTGTGCCGATGAAGTATCCATCGACTGTGGCATCCCAGATGCCTGAGATCGAAGCAGTTGCGTCACGCAAGCCCACAATGTAGGCCTTGGACGTAGCGCCAAATGCTGTCGTCTCGGCAGTCTCGATAGTCTCCGGGAAATCAACGTTCGTCAGCGTGTTGCTGATGTTACGAAGGCTGCCCCCAGTGTCATCTATCTGAAAGTTGGTTGACTTACCATGAACAAAGGTCGGCATTGTGGGTTCCTCCTAGAACCTTGCGAATGACACCATGAAGGTGATGGACCCGGACGAACCAGCGGTGCTGGCCGTTGCACGCAGATACCGGTTTACTGTTCCGGCTACTGCGGACATCTGTGATGTGGCAGTCGAAGCACTGACTGCCGTGAACGAAATCAGGTCAGCCCATGTTGCATCGTTGGCTGAATGTTGAATCTTGATTGTGGTTGCCCCACCAGAAACACTGTTTGTAGGGACATGCAGCACGCCGACACCGCCATTAGCAGACGATGCAGCATTGTCTACCGATGCGAGGTCACCTAGCGACCCGTAAGCAATCGACGCTCCGGCTGTCAACTGAACCCCAGATGTGATGCCGTAAGTCAGATTCGATACAGCGTCAGTGGAGCCTTGGAAGTCGGCAGTAATCGACACGACATCTGCCACCGGGTTGGAGATCGTGTAGTTCGTTTCATGCGCCTTTGCGACAGTTGCCCGATTGCCGATCGTTCCGGCTGATTCAGCAACTGTGATCAGCGGCGTGGTGGCCGATCCGAGGATTGCCTGTAGTTCTTCGTCGGAGCCGTCGGTTTCAGCGGCCCACAGGCCGGACATCGACAGCGTTCCGTCAGCCAACCCCAATAGATACGACTTGGAAGTTGCACCGAAACTGGTTGTCTCCGACGTTTCGTTGCTCAATGCTACATCGACGTTTGTGAAATACGACGTGAGATCAAACTCATCCAAGTATACCTTGGAGTCTTTGCCGTGGATAAAGGTAGGCATTAGCCATCATCTCCTGTGCGACTCGTTGAACGAACAGTAGGAGCAGGCTTAGAAGGCTTCGATTCAGACAATGCCAGATATCCGGCCTTGACAAGCCATTCCTTCTTCGGGTTCACAACTTCGACTGTGTCTCCGGGTGAATAGTAGACATCTTTGATGGTGACGCCTGCTGTCCCGTCTTCACCGCCGGTAACCGTGTACTTCGGCATTTACGCCTCTCCTGTTTATGGGGGCGCACCAAAGACCGGACCACCGGCCACTTGGGCACCCGGCTACTAGAGCACTCTGGATGTGTACATCCTAGACGATGGCGACGGCTCTGTGTTGGACGTATGAAACCCTTGTGGTTTCTCAACCACGGTTATATACTAGGTGTGTGGATGAGAACCCCAAAGCCAAAACCGAGGAGAACAAAATGAACGACACCTACCGGGCCAACACCTACGGGGAGGCCGCCAAGATCGCCACCCCGGTCAACACCAAGGAACTAGAAGTCCTGATCGCTCAGGACAAGGTGATGAACGACAATCCCAACTACCGCATGGACGCGGGCGTCTCAATCTTCACTGCCCCCCGCAAGCATCGGCTCATGGGCCGGAACCTACGGGTTGTCCGCTTGAAGGACGGCATCCCCGACAGTGACAATCA